ATCAGTAGGTAATTTTTATGAGTGACAACATTTATCTGGGTAATCCCAACCTAAAAAAAGCGAATACTCAAATTCAATTTACTGAAGAACAAATTATAGAGTTCTTGAAGTGTAAAGAAGATCCTGTATATTTTGCAAAGAACTACATTAAGATCGTTTCTCTGGATCACGGTCTTGTTCCTTTTGAGATGTATCCATTTCAAGAGAAACTTGTAAGGAACTTCCACGAGAATAGATTTAACATTTGTAAGATGCCACGTCAGACTGGTAAATCAACCACCTGCGTATCTTATTTACTTCACTATGCCGTTTTTAACGATAATGTCAATATTGCCATTCTAGCGAACAAAGCATCTACAGCAAGAGATCTTCTTGGAAGATTGCAACTTGCATATGAGAATTTACCCAAGTGGATGCAACAGGGTATTATATCTTGGAACAAAGGTAGTCTAGAATTAGAAAATGGATCAAAGATTTCATCCAACTCCACTTCCTCATCTGCTGTTCGTGGTGGATCCTATAATGTCATCTTTCTTGACGAATTTGCGTTTATTCCAAATCACATTGCTGATGATTTCTTTGCATCCGTTTATCCTACTATTTCTTCTGGACAAAGCACAAAGGTAATTATTGTTTCTACCCCTAGGGGTATGAATCACTTCTACCGTATGTGGCACGACTCTGAGAGGGGTAAGAATGAATATGTACCCACAGATGTCCATTGGTCTGAGGTGCCTGGTAGAGATGCAAAATGGAAAGAACAGACAATTGCAAACACCAGTGAACAGCAGTTTAAAGTTGAGTTTGAATGCGAATTCTTAGGGTCAGTTAATACTCTTATCAATTCATCAAAACTCAGAAATTTAGTTTATGAAGATCCGATAAAAAGAAATAAGGGGTTGGACGTATATGAGCATCCAAAAAAAGATAATGATTATTTGATTACAGTAGACGTTGCTAGAGGAATTGGTAATGATTATTCGGCATTTATCGTCTTTGATATAACTCAATTTCCATATAAACAAGTCGCAAAGTATAAGAATAACGAAATAAAACCTATGCTTTTTCCTAGCATAATTTATGAAGTTGCAAAGGGATATAATGATGCTTGGTTATTGGTTGAAGTTAATGACATTGGAGATCAAGTATCTAATATTTTACATTTTGATCTTGAGTATGATAATGTTTTAATGTGTGCTATGAAGGGTAGAGCAGGACAAATAGTTGGATCTGGATTTAGTGGTAAAAAATCGCAACTTGGGGTGAGAATGACTTCAGCAGTTAAAAAGTTGGGATGTTCAAATTTAAAAACTTTAATTGAAGATGATAAGTTATTAATTAATGACTACGATATAATAAGTGAATTAACCACATTTATTCAGAAACATAATTCATTTGAAGCGGAAGAAGGATGTAATGATGACCTTGCTATGTGTTTGGTTATATTCTCTTGGTTAGTTGCTCAACCATATTTTAAAGAGATGACGGACAATGATGTCCGCAAGAGAATTTACGAGGAGCAAAAAAATCAAATAGATCAGGATATGGCACCATTTGGATTTATTCTTGATGGATTGGATGACACTGAAGCATTTATTGAGACATCAACTGGAGATCGATGGATATTTGCCAATGCAGAGAATCCTAATGAAACGTTAGAAGTATGGAACGTAGATGAATATGGAGATCGTTCTTATATGTGGGATTATAGATAGTTATTGAGGCATAGGAAATTATAAATATTTTTAGAATAATTCTGGACTTGTAGGAGAATAAAGATGCCGCTAAATTTAGCATCTCCTGGAATTGTAATTAGGGAGGTTGATTTAACCGCAGGTAGAATCGATCCAGTTTCAAACTCGGTAGCTGCTCTTGTAGCTCCTTTTGAAAAGGGACCAGTCGATCTTCCTCAGGTTATTGAGACCGAAAGTGATTTATTAAAAACTTTTGGGGAACCAAAATCCATCGATAAGCATTATGAGCACTGGATGACGGCGTCATCATATCTCGCTTATGGTGGAACTATGTTAGTTTCAAGATGCGATAACACAGGTTTAAAAAATAGTTTTGTTGGATCTGCATCTAGTATAACAATTAAAAGTGATGAGCATTACAGTCAATTAGGTTATGATGAGAATAGGATTACTGGAGTAACTTTTGCATCAAGAAATCCAGGATCTTGGGCAAATGGTATTAAAGTTGCCATTATTGATGGACTTGCAGACCAAACATTAAAACTTGCTAGTTCACCATCAGTATATGGAATTTCCGTTGGGATGGGTGTAACTCAATCACTTTTAGGAAAAGTTTTAACTGGAATTGGTACAACTTCAGCTTTAACTGGTTATTTAAAAGGGGTTGTCAGTGGAATTACGACCTCAGAAAATCATGTCCATGTTAAAGTTCTGAGTTATGTAAGTGGAAGCACAGAAACCGCAGTAGATTATCAACCACAAGGAAATTACTATTTCGGTGAAGATACTGTCACAACATTCGTAAATGATGATGGAGTAGGTATAGCAACTACAGCACCATCCAATCAATATGATTGGTTTGATAGACAGGTAATAGAATTATCAAACTCTAAGGCTAATATTTCTTGGAATACTCTTGCTGGACGTCCAGGAACTTCAAAGTATTCTTCGGATAGAAATTCTAGATTTGATGAACTTCACGTTGTTGTAATTGACGATCTAGGATCAATAACTGGAAATGCAGGAACAATTTTAGAAAAGCATCTAAGCCTTTCTAAAGCATCAGATGCAGAATTCTCCGTAGGTAGTCCTTCCAATTGGAGAAAATATCTTGTCGATGCATCAACATATATCTTCGGCGGATCATCTCCTACAGGAATAGTTACAACCGGATTTACAGTTACTTCAACTCCAGATACCGCTTTTGATCTTCTTTCTGATACTGGATGGGATCAAGAAACTAGCAATATAGTATTTGCTGGATGTGGATCCAGAACATTAACTCTTGCAGGTGGAAAAAATTATGGTGGAGTTGCTGATATTACAACCGCAGGTGCTTTAAATCCAGGATTATCAAGTATTGTTTCTGGATATGATAAGTTTGCAAATACTGAAGAGTATAAAGTTGATTTCATCCTTATGGGATCTGCTAATTATGATAAAGATTCTGCAGCTTCTTTAGCAAATCAGGTTATTTCTGTTGCAGAGCAAAGAAAAGATGCTGTTGCATTTGTTTCTCCATATAGAAAAGCATTTATTAATGACTCTGCAGTTGGTTCAGTAACAGTTAATTCCGAAGATTCAATTACCGATAACGTAATTGAGTACTATGCAGCAGTTACTTCATCAACATATGGAGTTCTTGATAGTGGTTATAAGTACATGTATGACAGATTCTCAAATGTCTTCAGATACATTCCATTGAATGGTGATATTGCTGGCACTTGCGCAAGAAATGATATCAATCAGTTCCCTTGGTTCTCACCAGCTGGAACTGCTAGAGGATCTATTTTGAACGCGGTTAAACTCGCATATAACCCAGGAAAAGTTCAGAGAGATAAACTTTATTCCTCAAGAGTAAATCCTGTAATTTCTTCCCCTGGAGCAGGAATTATCCTATTTGGAGACAAAACTGCTTTCGGAAAGGCATCTGCATTTGATAGAATTAATGTTCGTAGGTTATTCATTTATCTAGAAAGAGCGATTGCTGCAGCAGCTAAAGATCAACTGTTTGAATTCAACGATGAAATTACAAGAACTAATTTTGTAAATATTGTTGAACCTTTCTTACGTGATGTTCAATCCAAGAGAGGAATTTTTGATTATGTTGTTGTTTGTGACGAAACAAACAACACCGCTGCGGTAATTGATAATAATGAATTTATTGCAGACATTTATATTAAACCAGCAAGGTCAATTAACTTTATTGGTCTGACATTTGTTGCAACAAGAACTGGTATTGCTTTTGAAGAAGTAATCGGTAACGTTTAATTAATTAAGAGGTTTAACAATTATGGCAACTAGAACTCAGATCAATCCACCGCCACTTAGAAAAATTACCGATTTCAAAAGTAAATTAACGGGTGGTGGTGCCCGCTCCAATCTTTTTGAAGTTGTGCTCTCATTCCCAGATGCGGCTCAACCATCACAAACTGTTCTTGATAAATCAAGATTTTTAGTAAAGGCTGCTAATCTTCCAGCTTCTAATGTAACTCCAATTCCAGTTCCATTTAGAGGAAGAGAATTAAAAGTTGCTGGAGACAGAACTTTTGATACTTGGTCAATCACAGTTATTAACGATACTGATTTTGCTATTCGCTCAGCTTTTGAAAAGTGGATGAACACTATCAATAGAGTTTCTGATAACACTGGTTTAACAAACCCAGCTGATTATCAATCAGATGCTTTTGTTTACCAGTTAGATCGTAGTGGAGCAACTTTAAGAACTTATCATATGTATGATTTGTTCCCAACCCAGGTTTCTGCTATTGAACTTGCTTATGATGCACAAGGAATTCAAGAATTCCAGGTAGAACTTCAAGTTCTTTGGTGGGAAGCAGTTAAAGGTGCTGTTGGCGGCGAAGATATCAACTAATAAATAGATAAAATATAGTAAAAATTATAATATGGCAAAACTTTTTGGTTTTTCTATTGAAGATGATAAAAATAAATCTCCCTCTATAGTCTCCCCCGTCCCTCAAACCAATGATGACGGGGTTGATAATTATATAGCAAGTGGTTTTTATGGTCAGTATATTGATATTGAGGGAGTTTATAGATCTGAGCATGATTTAATTAAGAGATATAGAGAAATGGCATTGCACCCAGAGTGTGACAATGCCATTGAAGATGTCGTAAACGAAGCAATCGTTAGTGATTTGTATGATTCTCCTGTAGAAATAGAGTTATCAAACGTTGATGCCAGTGATAAAATTAAAAAAATTATCAGAGAAGAGTTTACTTATATCAAAGAACTTCTTGATTTTGATAAAAAATCTCACGAAATTTTTAGGAATTGGTATATTGATGGACGTCTGTATTATCTCAAGGTTATCGATATAAAGAAGCCAGAAGAAGGGATCAAAGAACTTAGGTATATTGATCCCATGAAAATGAGATATATTAGACAAGAAAAAAGAACTGCCAAAAAAGAAGAATTTAATTACTTAAAGTCTGGAGAGACTCAAAAGGCATTTTATCCAGATTTTGAGGAATATTTTACGTATACTCCATCACCAGTATATCCAACTGGAATGATTTCTGGATCGGGAAATCAAAAATCAATTAAGATTGCAAAAGACTCTATTACCTATGTGAATTCGGGTCTAGTAGATAGAAATAAAGGATCTGTTTTATCATATCTGCATAAGGCAATTAAAGCACTCAATCAACTTAGAATGATTGAAGATTCTTTGGTAATTTATAGATTATCAAGAGCACCTGAACGTAGAATTTTTTATATTGATGTAGGAAATCTTCCAAAAGTAAAGGCGGAGCAATACCTAAAAGAGGTAATGAGTCGTTATCGCAATAAACTTGTTTATGATGCTGGAACTGGAGAAATTCGTGATGATAGAAAGTTTATGTCTATGATGGAAGATTTCTGGCTTCCTAGAAGAGAGGGTGGTAGAGGAACTGAAATTACTACTCTTCCAGGTGGTCAAAATCTTGGAGAACTTTCTGATGTTGAATATTTCCAGAAAAAACTTTATAGAGCTTTAGGAGTACCCGAGTCTAGAATTGCCAGTGATGGTGGATTTAATTTAGGTAGATCATCAGAAATTTTAAGAGATGAATTAAAGTTTTCAAAATTCGTTGGACGCCTAAGAAAAAGATTTGCAAATTTATTTTCTGATATGCTGAGAACTCAGCTTATTTTGAAAAATATTGTTACTCCAGAAGATTGGGAAAAAATTAGTGATCATATCCAATATGATTTTATTTACGATAATCAATTTGCAGAATTAAAAGAATCGGAATTATTAAATAATAGATTATCAACATTGGCAACCATTGAACCATACATTGGAAAATATTACTCTGTGCAATATGTAAGATCTAAGATTCTTCGCCAATCTGATTCAGAAATTATTGAAATGGATGAGCAAATTGAAAAGGAAATAGAAGACGGAACAATTCCAGATCCGTCAACAATTGATCCAATTACAGGTCAACCTTTACCACAACCCGGAGAGCAGCCTGGAGAACAAGATGTTATGGGTATGGGTCAAACTGCAGAAGATCCAAATTTAAATTCATCTAACCAAGCAGATAATGCTCAGATGCAAAAAGATTTTAAAAAAGCAGAAATATAAATAAAAGATAGATATATAAATTACTTTTATGGAAGATATTATCGATTTGGTGGCTACTGACGCTTCTCCGTCCGAAATTAGTGATGCTATTAAAGCAGCTTTATTTAATAAATCTGCAGAAAAAATAAATGATCTGAGACCAGAAGTAGCAACTTCATTATTTGGTGAAATTGATTCTAATGACACCTACCAGGAAGAGGAATAATGTCACTTACAAAAATTATTGAAACTGAAGTAACAACTGGCGCTTCAGCGGGTGCAGCAACTAGCATTGGTTCTGCAACTTGTGTACGGTTATACAACACTCATAGTGCTGATGTTACTGTAGCAATTAGTACCATAGTTGGGGCAGGAACTTCATTATATTTTACTATGCCTACTAAATCTGTTGAGTTTTTACAAAAAACAGGATCAGATGTTATTTGGACTTCAACAGCAATTAAAGCAAATAAAGTAGCATTCACTAACTAAAATGAAACTCATCACAGAAGAAATTCAAAAGGTAGAATTCATTACCGAAGGAAAAGGTTCCAATAAGAAAATGTATATTGAAGGAATTTTCCTTCAGGGTGATATTTGCAACCGTAATGGAAGAATGTATCCGATGGAAACACTCTCCCGTGAAGTTAACAGATATACAGAGTCTTTCATTAATAAAGGTCGTGCTCTTGGAGAACTCGGTCACCCAGATGGTCCTACCGTCAATCTTGATCGTGTCTCTCATAAAATTGTTTCTCTGACTGCAGAAGGAACAAACTTTATAGGTAAGGCACAACTTCTAGAAACACCTATGGGAAAGATTGCAAAATCTCTTATTGGTGAAGGTGTTTGCCTTGGAGTTTCTTCCCGTGGTGTTGGATCACTTAAGATGACTAATGAAGGTCATAAAGTTGTAGGCGAAGATTTTATGCTTGCAACTGCTGCCGATATTGTTGCTGATCCTTCTGCTCCAGATGCTTTTGTACAAGGCATTATGGAAGGTAAAGAGTGGGTTTGGGAAGGAGGAATTCTTCGTGAAAAACTTGCAGAATCAACAAAGCGTAGAATTAATACCTTAGTTGATCAGAAAAGATTAGAAGAGCATAAGCTCAATCTTTTCAATGAATTTATTTCAAATTTATAATTTAATAAATAAATATAGATTATATACAAAAACAATCTAAAACAAATGTCCGTTGGTAGAAATTTACAAGAAATGGAAAACGTAGTAACCAAAGGGGCTGCATCTGCCGAACCTATGCAACATTTAACCACAGGTATTCCTGCTGGCCAAACAGGTAGTTGGGAAGATTTAGGTGGTCCTACTGTAGATAATTATCGTGCAGATGACGACTCAGCAAAACTTAAAGATCCTTCAGCGACTCTTGCTCAAGTAAGAGATGTTGTAAACGCCAAAGCAGCAGCTGCACAACCTATGCCAACGATGGCAAAAGAAGAGGTCGAAGAAGATGAAGAACTCGTCGAAGACGAGGTTGAAGAAGATGGTGATGAGGAAGAAGTAACCGAAGGTTCTCACTACGAAGGTGGTAAAGAGGACGAAAAGAAAGAGAAAGGTGAAAAGCCTCATAAGGAAGGTAAAAAAGAAGATAAGGATAAAGAAGATAAAGAAGATAAAGAAGAAATGGGAGAAGAGTTTGACATCGAAGAAGATGTTAATGCTCTCCTAGAAGGTGAGGAGCTTTCTGAGGAATTCCAAGAGAAAGCACGCACCATCTTTGAGGCAGCAATCAAAACAAAGGTTGCTGAAATTAAAGAATCACTTCAAGCTTCATATGAAGAAGCACTTGTAGAAGAAATCGTTGCTATTAAAGAAAGTCTTACTGAGCGTGTTGATGCATACCTTGAGTATGTTGCTGATGAGTGGATTCAAGAGAATGCACTTGCAGTCGAGCACGGTCTTAAGACTGAAATGACTGAATCATTCCTTACTGGAATGAAGCAACTTTTTGAAGATCATTATGTAACAATCCCTGAAGATAGATATGATGTAATCGAGAGTATG